TAATGACAGATTGGGCTTATAGTGGTAATATATCGCCTGGAGTGAATGGACTAGTCATTGATACAAAAACTCCAAGAGCGACATTTGTAGATTGGGATAATGATTCAGGAAATAAATTTACAAATTTATCATATAATGATGAGATTATAAATCCTCCAACGACATCCACATCAACTACAGTTGAGGGGCTATATAGTGTCTATTGGAAAAAGATGATAGACCAATTAAAAGCGAATCCAAGAATTAGAGTTATGTTTCTAAACTTAAACTCATCTGACATAGCTACTTTAGATTTGAGTAAATTAGTGTATATAAATGGTACTTATTGGAGAATAAATAAAATTATTGATTATGCTCCCCTGAAAAATACAACAACAAAAGTTGAGTTTATACAATGGATATAAAATTATAAAATATGGCAGGAACAATAAAATCAAGCAAGCCAACATTAAGTGGAGTAGATTCTACGTCTCCATCTAAAAATGTATTGCATGTCAATAGAGAGGGGGTTCTTATGGAAAGAGGGGGCACTGTATATATGACTCAAAATGTGGGTCATGATGATATATTCTTACCTGTTGTTTGTACGGATTCGTATGGTAATTTACAGAAAGTTGTAAGGTCAACAGCAGGAGAAGATGTTTATGGCGGACAGCCATTAAAAAGAAATAGAGAGTAATGGCAGAAACTAAAGAAATAAAAAGAGAGTTAGGTCGTATAGCAGATAGGCTTATAAAATATATGACTATGATAATTGAAGAGCAGGGTCATAGTGCTTCAGGAGCTCTTACAAGAGGGTTTTATTATAGTATTAAGGAAGATTCAGATTTAGTTCAGGTATCAATAGATAATAGTAGGTATTATTGGGAAAGGATTGATAATTATGGAAAACAAAAATACCCTACTAATGTTAAAAAAAATGTTATTTATAGGTGGATGCAGTTAAAAGGTGGTTTTGAGGGAGATTTAAGCGCTATAGCTAGTAAAATAGCAAAAGAATTAAATGAGGAAGGTTGGCCGACTGAGCGTGGAATGGCTGAATCTGCGGGAAGGAGTGATTTTTCAGGTAAAGCAGATATGATGGCAGAACAAGAGGGATTGTATAATGGTTTAGATTCAGCTTTTAATGAAGCTGTAAATGAATATTTAAGTTTCTTAAATGAAGAAGGTAAAATAATAGATGTAGTAGCGGGTTAATAAATAAAAAAATATGGCAAAGATAAATAAGGTAATAAATGTAAAAGTTGAGGGAGTAGGTAAAATCAAGCAGCTTGAAGATAGTCTTAAGAAATTAAGAAAACAGCAAAGAGACATCAAGAAGGATATGAAAGATGGAGCTAATGCTGGTAAGCATGCCGAACAACAATACAAAAAGAACGAAAACGCTATTAAAGGTCAATCAAGAGCTTTAAGAGAAACAAAGAAAGCTATGTTAGATGCTAATAACACTACTAGAAAAAGCACTAGCTTACAGAAGTCAATGACTATGGGGGTTATACAGGGAGCTGCAGCTTTCTCTATATTAGTAACAGCCTTCAGGAGAGTTAGTCAAGCTTTGGTTACAATGATTGGAACATTTACTGAGTTTGAATTTACTATGGCTAAAGTAAAAGCGGTTAGTGGAGCTAACGCAGAGGAGTTTAAAAAATTATCAGACTCAGCTCAAGAGTTAGGTCGTTCAACATTCTTTACCGCTTCTGAAGTAGCTAACTTACAATTAAATCTTTCTAAATTAGGATTTACAACTGAGGAAATATTAGAAGCTACACAAGCTACTATTAATTTATCTATAGCTACAGGAAGTGATTTAGCAAGAAGTGCAACTGTTGCTGGTAATGCTATTAGAGGTTTTCAGTTAGACGCTAGTGAAGCTGGTAGAGTGGTAGATGTTATGGCTGTAGCATTTACAAGTTCTGCTTTAGATATTGAGAAATGGCAAACATCTATGACTAAAGTTGCTCCAATTGCAACTATGGCTGGATTTTCTATTGAAGAAACAACAGCTATTATGGCTAAATTGTCTGATACAGGTATTGAAGCTTCTATTGCTGGTACATCCTTAAGAAATATATTCCTTAAAATGCAAGACCCTACATCTGACTTAACTAGAAGGGTAGGGCATACTATAAGTAGTTTAGATAGAATGTTAGAAGTATTTAAAGAAATGCAAGATGAGGGAACTGACTTAGGAGAGGTATTAACATTTATGGATGATAGACAAATAGCTGCTTTTGGTACTATGTTACATGGAGCTGATGATATGAAAGCTTTAGTAGAAGAATTAGAGAATGCTGATGGAGCTGGGCAAAAAATGGCTGATACTGTTGGAGACACATTACAAGGAAGTATATTTAAAGTTAAATCAGCTTTTCAAGGATTATCTATAGCTATAGTTAAACAGTTTGGAGGGTCGTTAAAGAAAACATTAACTAAATTAGCTGCATGGATGAATTCGTTAGTTAAAGATGAGAAAAAATTAAAAAAATTATGGAACACTGTAAAATTAGTAACTAAAGCTATTGGGTATTTTGTAGTAGGGCTTATACCAGCTAGAATGGCACTTAAAGCTGTAGCTGTAGAAGCGACAGGAGCAAGTATTGGTATGAGAGCTTTGGCGGGAGCGACAGCTCTAGCAAAAGGAGCTTTACACATGCTTAAATTAGCTATAGTAAGTACAGGTATAGGAGCTCTTATTGTTATGTTAGGTTCATTAGCTTCTAAGTTCTTATTTGCTTCAGATACTATTGAATTAGACTTTACCCCTACTTTAACAAGAGTAAAGGACGCTTTTATTGATACTGAAGTGGAAATTAGAAAAGTTCTCTCAACTGAAAAATCTCTTATTAAAACTAAAAAGGAGATGGCTAAAATCATGAAGAAGGAGGGGGATAATCTAAAAGATAATGTTGTAGAGACTGAAAAATATAATAGATTAAAGGTTCAAGAAAAAATTGATATTACAAACCTGAATAAAGTCTTAAAGCTTCATAACAAAGAACTTGTTGATGAAAATACCAATATAGGACTGATAAAAGAATCTACAAAGGACTTGATAGAGACTATGAAGGAAAAAGCGTTAGCTCAGATATTTATAGATTTACAGGGAGTAATAGTAAAAGCTAAGGTAGAGTCTGAGACTATAGTTGACAAATTAAAAGAATTTAAATCTACTTATGAAGGATTTGGAATAGGAAGAAAGATTATAAAAAAAGGGGAACCATATAAGCTGGGAAGCAAGATGGTAACTATGTCTTATTTGGAAGCTGATTATGAGGGGTTAATAGAAGCAGTAATAGATGACCCTTCTTTGATTGGGAGAGATATTGATGCGGTGGTAGGAGGAGGGAAAAAAGGGAGAAAGAAATACCACGCAACAACAGAAAGAGTTAACCATTTAATGGCTCTTTTAGAACAATATGATATGACTCTAGTAGAGCTTCAGGAAACTCTATCAGCGGATTATGTAACTACAGAGACAGCTAACCTTGAGCAGATTATAGAGGAACAAGCTGGAGGAATAAATATAACTGATTTAATGAGTCGTGTGTACGCAGAAGAAGGAGGAGAAGGAGGAGAAGGAGAGGAGGAGGAGGAATGCAAGACAGGATATCATTGGGACCCTGTTAAGAAAAAATGTGTTAAAGATGAAACTGATGCGGTTTATAAAATGACTACCATAGTTAATAAACATCTTAAGTCGTTTCGCGCAAAAGGAATAAAAGATGAGGAGGCTTATAGGTTAGGTCTTTTAGAAGCTCAAAGGGATGGACTTAAGGAATATATAGGTCAAGAGAAAAATAAAGAAGAAAAAAAGAAGGGACAAGCACAATTAGATAAGTTAAATAAACAAATAAAGGATGAGGAATATAAACAACTATTAACTTCAATAGACAGAGAGAGAAAAGTATTGAAAGACGCAGCTGAGTTAGCTGTTGTTAATCAAACAGAATATTTTAGTGTGGAAATGCTACTGAGTGAGGAGCAGAACCAAGAGGCGATATTAAAAAAAGAAGATTTATTTGCTGAGTTAAACGCTATTGATGAACAGCAGAATGCTAAAGTTTTACAAGCTACTATTGATGCTGGAAAAAATGAAGCTGATATAAGAGCTAAAATCAATCAACAAACTATAAAAACTGAACAAGATAATTTCAAAAAAGCTAACAAAGATATTGATGAAGAACATGAATCAGCTAAAGATATATTAGATTTAGCTCTCGCTAATGAGCTAATTAGTGATACACAACATAAGCAATTAATGCTTTATTTAGAAGAAGATTATTTGAGGGCTAAATTAGATTTATATACACTATATGGAGAAGATACAGCTGCAATATTAAATAATATAAACGCTAATGAAGTAGAGTCAATAGAACTTGTTAAAGAAGCTTTACAAGGTTATCTTAGTCAGTTAGGGGATTTAGGACAGTCTATGCAAGATTTAGCGGGAGATGAGGAAAAGTTATCTGGGTTAAGACAAGCTGGTGTAATAATTACTCAAGCTGCAGCTACAGCAGAGAAAGTTTTAGCAATAGCTAATACATTTACAGCTCTTTCAAAAGCTAAATTGAATCTACAAGAAGCTTTGGGAATAGCTAACACTCCATCATTTTTAGCGAGTAACGCTAAAAAAACAGTTTCTAACATAAAAACAGCCGCTTCAGGATTTATATCTACAATATCTAGTGCTGCTAAATCTATGCCTTTTCCAGCTAATGTACTAGCTATTGCAGCTACTTTAGGGGTTATATTTGGAGCTTATAAAAAGATTAAAGCGTCTTTTGGTAAAGCTGAGACTCCTGATGCTGGTGGAGGTGGAGATGATGGTGGAAGTAGTAGTAGTGGTGGTGGCAGAAGTAGTAGTGGAGCTATGTCATATTACACTTATGGTGGTCAACATAGTACATACGCTGATGGTGGTATGGTGCATGGGAAATCACATTCTCAGGGTGGAGAAATGTTTGCTGTAGGTGGTAGAGTGGTAGAATTAGAAGGAGGAGAGGCTGTTATAAATAAAAGAAGTACATCAATGTTTAGAAGTCAGTTATCAGCTATGAATAGTGTTGGAGGGGGAGTTAAATTTGCTGATGGAGGCGTAACTAATAACCCATCATTTGCTCAAACACAATTTGATGTTATGAATCAATCATCTAATGGAGGAAGTTCTAGGGTAGTAGTAGTGGAAGCTGATATAACATCTACACAGAACACTGTAAAAACTATTGAAGCTGAAGCAAGTTTTTAAGATATGTTTGTTAATAAAAAAGTTAAACAGGATAGATTAGATACTTGTAAAAGCTGTAGTTTTTACAGAAATTTTTTAATGTTAAAAAAACCTAAATGGGAATGGGGAGCAAGGTGTGGTAAATGTAGTTGTTTCTTAGACGCAAAAACTACTTTAAGTAAAGAGTTTTATGGAGAGTGTCCTTTAGGTAAATGGAAGGAGTAATTAATAACTTAAATACAGTTGAAACTGTTGACAATATGAGTGTAGAATTAGTAGCTGAAAAAATTAAGGGAGAAAAAAGAAGGGAAATAATGGATAGTGTTATTAGTAATAAGGAATATATGGAGTCTAAACATAAATACCATCCTACAAGTTTACCTTTCTTATTTGCTGAATGGCATAGACATTTTCCAAACATTAAACAATCTATTAGTTGCGTAGGATGTAGGAAGGCTGTAACTAAATTTTGGACAAATGTTACTAAATATTGGGAAGAATAATATGGCTCAAAGAGAAAACAAGGTAGATATAATAACAGAATATATTGATTTACTATATAGTGAATTAAAAATAAGATTTGGGGAAGAGCCTCAAGTAAAAGATACGCTCGCTCATTTAATTGAGAGAGGAATGATAGAGCCAAAGAGGCTAAGGAATTATATGGTAATTAAAGATTTTGATAATTTACTTGTTACTAATGAGGGTAATAGAACTCATAGTTTTATAGACTTATCCATAAAATATGATATAACTGAAAGAACAGCTCAGAACATAGTTTATAAGGAGAGAAACAAGTCAGTGTTAAAACGAAATGTTCGTGGGTAAATCTTTTTTCCATTTTTTTCGTAAATAAAATATTAATTAAAATTATTTTTGTAAAATGAATAATAATAAACAAAGTTGGTATTCAATTAATGCAAAGCAAACTGATGAGTTTGTTGATGTTTACTTATATGATGAAGTTGGAAGTTATGGTGTATCAGCTAAAGAATTTGTTGATGATATAAAATTATTAAAAGGTAAAGACATTTATCTTCATATTAATTGTGTTGGTGGAGAGGTTTTTGATGGAATGGCTATTTACAACACTCTTAAGAAATATAAAGGAAAGGTTATAGCTTATGTAGAAGGTATAGCTGCAAGTATGGGTAGCATTATTCCCTTAGCCGCTGATGAGATTATAATGTCAGAGAACTCTTTATACATGATACATAATGCTTGGGGTGGGGCAATGGGAGAAGCAAAGGATATGAGAAAGACAGCGACCCTGCTAGACAAGTTAAGTTCTGAAATAGCTAATATATATTCAAAGAAAACAGGTTTGCCATTATCTCAAATTGAGGATATGATGGATGAGGAAACTTGGTTCAATTCAGAAGAAGCTTTAGAATATGGATTTATTGATAGAGTATCAGACGCTGTGATGGTTGCAGCTAAATATGATATTAGTAAATTCAAAAACAAAACTCAAAAGGAAATAGTAAATCAATTAAATAATAATAAAAAAAGTAAAACAATGACAGAAGAATTAAAATCATGGTTTGGTAAAAAAGTTGAAGAAATTGTTGCTGCAGTTAAGGGCGATGTTAAATCAGCAGAAGTGCCAGAAGTAAATGTTATTTTAGCTGATAATGAGGAAATTTCTAATAAACTTTCTGAATTAGAATCTAAGGTAGTAGAAGTTAATACTTTATCAACTGTTAAAGATGAAGAAATTACAGAATTACAAAATACTGTAGATTCACTTAACAAAGAAGTAGAGAGATTAACAAGTAAATCTAATGCAAAGGGAACTGAAATTAAAATAGAATCAGACCCTCATGTAATAGAGGACAGGGTATTAGACTCAAACACACTAGGATTTGAAGCTTTGGCTTACAAATTGAAACATCATGTCGTGAGAGGTTTATAAAAATAATTTAATAATAATCAAAAAATAAAAAAAAATGGCAGCAGCAGCGAATAATATTAGTGTAACATACGAAGGTGTTTACGCTACAAAAATGATTTTAGAGCCGATATTTCATTCTGATGAGATAATGCGACACTATACGCTTTATCCTAATGTAAAATTTAGACAGAATGTATTTTTGGCTAACAGCCTAAACAAAATTGTTATGGCTAATGGTGGGTGTTCTAGTGCAGATAATTCTGGCTCAGGACTATCCACAAGTTTTAATATTGATGACAAACAAATTTCAGTAGCGGATTGCTCAGTAAAGATGAGTCAATGTTGGGACACTTTCTTTAATGAGTTTCAAGTAGAATCTTATAGAGATGGTATTGATATGCCTGATTTAACAGGCACTCAATTAGCAGATGTAATTGCTAATAGAGTTAGAAAAGGAATAGCACAAGATGTTGTAAGAGTAATGTGGGGAGGAGATACTGCGTTAGGATTTGTAACTTATAGTTGGACAGATGGTCTTTTCAAATTAATGGACGCAGGTACTGTTGGGCTTGAGACACTTGCGGTTTCAGCAGGAACAGGACAAACAGCAGTTGGTGGGACTTTAGTTGGAACTGATTGCGATTCTTTATTAGCACAAGTATTTGATGGAGCGCCTGCAGCATTACAACAAGTTCCTGCATCAGAAAAAAGATTTTTCGTAACTCCTAATATTTACAATGCTTGGTATGGCAGTTTAACAACAGTAGGTCAAGCAGGAGCAGTTGATTATTCTCATTCTGAAGCACAAACAGGTATTAACTATAATAGATTACACTTTAGAGGAGTTGAGATAGTTCCTATGTATGAGTGGGACACAATTATGACAGATGATGACCCAGCACTTTGGAATACAGGTGGAGTAAATTATAAGAATGGTGTAGTTTATGCAGCAAAAGATAATTTGTTAATAGGGGCGGATGTAAATGACCCTTCAGCTCAGTTCAAAATGTTTTATGATGATGTATCTGATAATATGTATATCCGTTCTTATTTCAAATTAGGATTTCAGTACGCATACGATTCTTTAGCTCATTGTGGAGTATTGGTAAATTAATATTAACAATTAAAAATAAAATAAAATGGCAATAACTAAAGGATTAGCACTAGAATGTGCGGATTTACAAAGAACGGGCGGTATATCACAGATATTCCTAAGAAATTGGGCTGCGGATGACCAAGTAACTTTTGTTAACACAGCGGCTGCGGCTCATGAAATTTCAAATATTATAGATACAGGAGGTTCAACAGCTTCTTGGCATATGTTTGAATTTAAGGATGAAATTCCTACATTAAATGTAACAGCTGCAAAAGAAAATGGCTCAACATCTTTTGAGTGTGTTTTATCTTTCTATCTACCAAGACTGGGGAACGCTACAAACAGTTCAAAAATGGCTAAATTACAAGAAATATTAGATGGATGTCTAATGGGTATTGTAGTAGATACTAATGGTGCTAGATGGGTAATTGGAGCAAGTGAGCAATATTCAGTAGGAGGTTCAGCTAACGCTAACATCTCTAGAAGTCAGACTTACTTAAATCTTACTTCAATGGAAGGTGTTACAGGAGCTGCGTATAGTGAAGAAAATGGAATCACAGTTGTTTTAACAGCTAGACAATTTGAGTTACCTAGATTATATACAGGTACTCTTACAGTTGATTTAGACACAGATGATATGACAGCTACAACCAGCTAATATTTATAATAATGATAAAAGGGGGCGTAAAAACCCCCTTATATCTTTTTTATTTATATGTGTGATTGTGAAAATAATGTTGTAGATTTACAGCAATTAAAAATATATACTATTATGGCAAAATATAAATCATTATCAAATAAGCAAATTAGCGGAGGTGGTAGATTAGTTAGATTAAGTTCTGCTTCTCAAGAAGAATTAGCTTTTGTGTACGAAACATTAGGTTTTACAGATTTAGTAGAGAAAGAAGAAAAAACTAACAAAACTAGAAAAACAGATGCTAAAAAAGTCAGCAAAGACAAAGAAGAAACCAACGAGTCCGAAAAAGAGTCAGGTAACGAAGAAAAAGACAAAGAGTAATACTTTTGAGTTTGGGGTATTTGATTTAGCAGTTCCCCCAAGTGTGGTGGAGCCGTTAGACTTAAAAAGGGTAACTACTAAATTTATTCCTTTTGGGGCTGATAATCTGTTTCCTCAATACTTAGCGGAGCTTAAAAGAAAATCATCTACACACAGAAGTGTGTTATCTCAAAAAGTTGTTTTTACAGCTGGAGCTAAATTTGTTTGTAAAGATGACACTACAAGAGAATTTATTAAAGATGTAAATGCTAATGGAGAATCATTAAGAGATGTATTCAAAAAATTAGCAGATG